CAGCTCCTGACCCTGGACGCCGACCACGTTAAAGGCGACCTGTGGGCAAGTGTTGAGGTATTCTATGACTTCTCTTGTTTGATCTATAGCACACACTCGCACAGTCCAGAGCGGCCGCGACTACGGTTAGTCATTCCCATGGCTAGGCCAGTAACACCGGAAGAGTATGTAGCCGTCGGCCGTAAGATGGCAGACGGCATCGGTATTGACTTTTTTGACGACACGACATATGAGCCACACAGATTGATGTATTGGCCCAGCACGGCCCAGGACGGAGAGTTTGTGTTCCGGTTCCAGGATGGTCCTTGGCTGGATCCGGACAAGGTGCTAGCCGAATATCCGGACTGGCGGGATCCGTCATTTTGGCCGGAGTCTTCGCGGGTACAGCAGCGACGACAAAAGTTGGCTGACCGGCAAGGCGATCCGACTGCAAAACCTGGGCTAGTGGGGGCCTTCTGCCGGACGTACGCAGTGGAAGAGGCTATCGCAACCTTTTTGAAAGATGTATATGAACCTTGCGGCGAAGGCCGGTACACCTATGTTCCAGGGAGTACCACCGGTGGGTTAGTGGTGTACGACGAGGGAAAATTCGTTTACAGCCACCACGGGACAGACCCGATAGGCGGCCGGCTAGTCAATGCTTTTGATCTGGTCCGGTTACACCGGTTCGGCGAGCTGGACGAAGAGGCTAAAGCCGGTACGCCGACGGTAAGGCTGCCGTCGTACTTGGCTATGCTGGACTTTGCCGGTGGTGACGACGCGGTCAAGATCACCATGGGCCAAGAGCGATTAGCTGAAGCTAAAAGCGAGTTTAGTGCTACGGAAGAGGCGCTGGAAGACGACAGCCAATGGCTAGCTAAGCTAGAGACGGATCGGAATGGTACCTACAAGGCCACCATTGACAACGTAAAACTGATTCTGGAGAACGACCCACTCTTGAAAGGTAATATTGGCTTAAATGAGTTCGCTAACAGCCCGGTAGTGGTAAGTGATCTTCCCTGGCACAAGGTAGAGAACCTGGAGGATGGCGACCGGTGGAAAGACAGTGATGATGCTGCGCTTCGACACTACATCGAAGCGATCTACTGCATATCAGCTCCGGCCAAGGTTAGTGACGCTCTGGCCATCGTGCAGGAAAAGCGCCGGTTCCACCCAGTTAAAAACTATTTGAAAAACTTAACCTGGGACGGTGTGCCAAGGCTAGACAACCTGCTAATCGACTACCTGGGGGCTGAAGACTGTGAGTACGTCAAGACAGCTACGAGGAAAACCTTCGCCGGTGCCGTGGCCCGCATTTACCAGCCAGGAATCAAGTTTGACTATATGTTGGTTATGGTCGGCCCGCAGGGTATAGGTAAGAGCCTAATCCTCAAAAAACTAGGACAAAGATGGTTTAGCGACTCTATCACCACCGTGTTAGGGAAAGAAGCCTATGAGCAATTACAAGGCTCTTGGATCATAGAAATGAGCGAGCTGGCAGCCACTAGGAAGGCAGAAACAGAGTCAATCAAGCAGTTTATCAGTAAGCAGGAAGATATTTACCGAGTGGCGTACGGCCGCCGGGCACAGCGGTTTCCTAGGCAGTGCATCTTCATTGGAACTACTAACGATCAAGAATTCCTCCGGGATAAGACCGGCAACAGACGGTTTTGGCCGGTAGACGTTGGCGCCGGCGAGAGAAAGAAAAGCCTATGGAAGGATATGGACCAGAACGAAATAGATCAGGTGTGGGCCGAGGCTGTACAAGTATGGAAGAAAGGCGAACAGCTATGGCTAGAGCCAAACATGGAAAAAGAAGCAATGCAGAGGCAGGAGCGGCACACAGAGGAAAGTTCTAAAGCCGGCTTGGTGCGTGAGTATCTGGAAACCTTATTACCGGCAAACTGGGATGACCTGGACCTAGGAGCCAGACGGCGATTTATACATGGAACGGAGTTCGGCGAGGGGCCAAAAGGTACTGTTCAACGCGACCGAGTATGTGCTATGGAAATATGGGTAGAGCTTTTCGAGGGTGACGCCAAGCAGCTCCACCCCATGCAAGCGAGGGAAATAAACGATATTCTGAGACGCCTTCCTGGGTGGAGGCCGTACGCAAATGGAGATGGCCGGCTAAGATTCGGAAAACTCTATGGTCTGCAAAGAGCTTTTATCAGAGCCTGATTTCCAGAAATTAGGTGTATCTATGGGGGCCTCAAGTGTATCTATGGAAGCCCAAAAATCACTATGTATCTATGTATCTATGGAAAAGTAAAATTTTCTGCAGGTATGACGTTTATAGAAATTAGTGTATCTATGTATCTATGGAAAAAACCCATAGATACACCCATAGATACACCTAAAAGCCAGTAGCACTAAGGGTTTTAAGGTTTTTGTATCTATGTATCTATGTTTTCTTATAGAAACAAATAAAAAATAGAAATATGCAGTACACGTATATCTATAAACTCTATAATCCAAATAAGTGTATATACGCATGGAACATAGATACACAGATACACCAAAAAGGGGAAAGCCAAAAATGTTAGAAAGCGGTATTGAACGTCGACTCAAAAAAGAAGTTGAAAAACGAGGAGGTAAGGCATTAAAACTTACCTGTCCCGGTACGACAGGGATGCCTGACCGGCTAGTGTTACTTCCAGCCGGCCGGATTATATTCGTAGAGCTCAAAGCACCGGGGCGAAAAATGCGGCCGCTACAGCGAAAACGGTTTGAACAACTTAGAGCGTTAGGCTTTCGAGTTTATAAGATTGATTCAATAGCAGCTATAAAGCGGTTTGTGACGGAGGTTTTTAATAGTGAGGTTTAAGCCGCACACCTATCAGCGATATTCGATTCAACGCATTCTCAATCAGCCGGCCGTAGGTTTGTTCTTGGACATGGGGCTTGGCAAGACTGTATGTGCACTTACAGCTGCTTCAGAGTTACTGCATAACCGTTTTGAGGTTAGCCGGGTACTGGTCATAGCACCGTTGAGGGTAGCGGAAGATACTTGGCCAAAGGAAATAAAGAAGTGGGATCACCTTCAATATCTAAAACTAGCTAAGGTTTTAGGATCAGAGAAAGACCGGATCCGGGCTCTGAACTCTGTCGCCGACATCTGGGTAATAAACCGAGAAAACGTCGTCTGGCTGGTGGACCACTACGGCAAAAAGTGGCCGTTTGACCTGGTGATCATAGACGAGCTATCAAGTTTTAAGTCTCCGAGGGCAAAAAGGTTTCGTGCGTTGCGGAAGGTCCGGCCGTTGATAAAGCGCATTGTGGGTTTAACCGGTACACCGGCGCCAAATGGGCTAATCGACCTTTGGTCTCAAATCTACCTTCTGGATCAAGGCGAGAGGCTAGGGAAGACGGTCACCGGGTATAGACACCGGTATTTTGACCCGGACAAGCGGACCCGGACGGTGGTTTATAGCTGGAAGCCCAAGCCCGAAGCCGAGGAAGCGATATACAGAAAGTTGGAGGACCTTTGCGTCAGCATGAAGTCCGAGGATTGGCTGGAGATGCCGGAAAGGATCGACCGGGTAATACCGGTCCAGCTCCCACCGGCAGCCCGTAAGCGATATGAGCAGCTAGAGCGGGATTTATTGCTACCACTGGCCGGTGGCGACATTGTGGCAAATAGTGCGGCAGTGCTATCAAACAAGCTCCTTCAGATGGCTAATGGGGCCGTCTACGACGAGAGCGGGGGCGTCCAGGAGCTACACAACGCGAAGCTAGACACTTTGGAGGACATAGTTGAGGCCGCTAATGGCAGATCCGTTTTGGTCTTCTACAGCTACAAGCATGATCTCAATCGGCTACTGAAACGATTCCCAGAAGCCCGAACTCTGGACACCGAACAAGATATTACAGATTGGAACGCCGGCCAGATCTTAATCGGACTAGCTCACCCGGCAAGCGCCGGCCACGGGCTGAACCTGCAAGCCGGAGGCCACATCATAGTTTGGTTCGGTCTGACCTGGAGCTTAGAGCTATACCAGCAAGCCAATGCGAGACTTCACCGTCAGGGCCAGGAGCACAGTGTTATTGTTCACCACCTTGTGGCTGAGGGCACAATGGACGAACAGGTGATGGCAGCACTGTCCCGCAAGGCTACCGGTCAGGACGCGCTGCTGGAAGCGGTGAAAGCAAGAATTGGAAACTATAAACAGCATGCGGATGTAGCCTGGTCTGATCTTACTGGGTTATTTGAGAGGGTAGTGGGAGGATGAACGCTTGCAGCAACTGCAAACACCGACGCTTTAACTGGTGCCAGATCACGGGCCTAGAAGTAGCTGCAGACCAACTAAGATGCTATTGGTGGGAGGAGGGGAGACCATGCGTTGCCCCCGCTGTAAAACAAAGTTAAAACACAGAGAGAATTATTGGTCTTGTCCCAAATGCAAGGGTGAGTGGTGGCCGTACTCGCATGGGGATGATGAAGATCGAGGCCGAGAGACAAGAAGGCCACTTAACTGTCCTGCTTGTGGGATGCCTATGCGAATTGTTTCGGCGGGCGGTGCTAGTTACCGGCGATGTCCGAACTGCAGGGGCCAGTGGTGGGCGCCAAAGATGGATCTTTTGAGGTGGTGGCTATCCATTGGGCCGGATCATCAAGGACCACAACTTCTGTCTTTTAAGTATGTCCCTGGTCACGGTAAAAGCAGTAGCCGGTCCGGACGAAAACGCAAAAAGAAAAAGTGGCTGCCTCCACCATCAGAGCGCTATAGGTTGTGGTAGTCATGGCGACAAACTACTAGATGTTGACAAATGTGAGAAGTTGACTTATACTTATTGTAGCTACCCGTCACTATAGACCGGGTAGCTACTTTTATAGCAGGATTTTCCTTCCCTGCGTGGAAGTATGTAGAAAAGCGCGAAAACAGGAGGCAGGCTTATGTTGGAGTTCTACCTATGTTTGTTTGGCGGTATGTTGGGGCTACATAAGTTCTACGTTAATTGGAGTTGGTGCTGTGGCGCAACCGTGGGCTGAGGGTTTTTATAATAGCAAAGCATGGATAGATTGCAGACTTGCTTTTCTAACGAGCAAGTTTTTTATTTGTGAGCGATGTGACGGCGCTGCTACGATTGTGCATCATAAGATATACCTGACACCAAAGAACATTAACGACCCAGAAGTAACATTAGCCTGGGACAACCTAGAGGTATTGTGTCAGGACTGCCACAACAAAGAGCACATGAGCAAGTACAGTGCAACGAGAGAAGATGTGATGTTTGATGAGAACGGGGATCTGGTACGCAGTGCTGATGCATAAGTATACAGCAGCGCGCATACTCCCCCCTATGCCAAAGGGTGGGGGTCCGCAAAGGACACCGCGTGTCCTACAAGGGGGGAACACACGGGGCTCATGCGTGACCCCCCTACCCAAAAAAGTTAACATGTAGTGCATAAACATGTATAAAAAGAGGGTGATATGTGTGGCTAAAAAGAAGGACTTGACGCAGGATGAACGGATCAAGAAAGAGGAGCGCCGACTTAAACGAATTTACAAAGACGTGGACAAAGATAAAAAGGCGATCATTGATGGGCTGATCCAGCGGGCCGCATATATGCGGGTTACGCTAGAAGACTGGGAGCGGGACATCATGCTAAATGGTTACTATGAGATGTTTACCCAGTCGCCGAACACTCCTCCCTATGAAAGAGAACGCCCAATCGCGCGACTGTATAACACGATGAATAAAAACTATCAGAACATAATTAAGCAGCTTAGCGATCTGGTTCCCAAGCCAGAGCCTAAGCAGGAGAACGATGGTTTTGATGACTTTCTGATTAGAAAATGAGTGCGGTGCTGCGCATTGAATATCAGCTAGACTATAACCCAATCCTTGAATACTGGAACTGGATAAATCTTAACCGGCGCAATCGCCGCAGGGTATCTACCAAGGTATACAAGGTTTACAAAGAGCTTGTGCGCATCATCAATGACCCTGCCAGTGAGTGGGAGTATGATGCCAGCAAGGCCAATCACGCCCTAGAGTTTGTGGAGAATTTCTGTAAGCACTCTAAGGGAAAGATGGGCGGCAAGCCTTTCCTCTTGGAGTTATGGCAGAAAGCATTAGTAGCTGCCACCTTCGGCATGGTACACAAGATAGACGGCACCCGCAAATACCAGGAAGTAATGTTGGCGGTTGCCCGTAAAAACGGCAAGTCTACTCTTGCGGCCGCGATCGGGCTCTACTTACAGATTGCTGACGGTGAGCCTGGCGCAGAAGTGTATGCCTGTGCTACTAAGAAGGACCAAGCTAAAATCATATGGCTAGAAGCTAAGAGAATGGTTAGAAAGTCGCCTGCGCTGCGCAAGAGAATGAAAACTCTTGTAGCAGAGATAAACAGCGACTTCAACGATTCTTTTTTTAGGCCCTTGGGCCGCGACAGCGATAGCCTAGACGGCCTTAACGTTCATGGCGCACTGCTGGACGAGATACACGCATGGCAGGACCAAAATCTTTATGACGTTATTGTTGATGGCACTTCGTCGCGCGAGCAGCCATTAGTATTCATCACCACTACAGCCGGCACAGTGCGTGAGCGAGTTTTTGATGTCAAATATGACGAGGCAGAGCGGGTTATTAACGGCTTTGAAGATCCAGACGGCTTCAAGAACGAACGGTTCTTGCCGATCATCTATGAGCTAGATAGCCGGAAGGATTGGACAGACGAGGAATGTTGGTACCAAGCTAACCCTGGTCTCGGCACCATCAAGCAGATTGATCAACTGAGGAACAAAGTAAAAAAGGCCCAAGCGAATCCGCTACTAGTGAAGAACCTGCTATGCAAGGACTTCAATATTCGGGAAACAACCAGCGAAGCATGGCTGACATTTGAACAGCTGAACAACCCAGCAACTTACGACTTAGAAGTGCTACGGCCAAGGTATGGCATTGGTGGCGCTGACTTATCTAGCACCACCGACCTAACTTGCGGAACAGTGATATTCATGGTGCCGGGGGCCAACACAATTTACGTCAAACAAATGTACTGGCTGCCAGAAGAGCTGCTTGAAGATAGGGTAAAAGAGGACAAGATTCCCTATGACATCTGGCGTGACATGGGGCTGCTGCGAACCGTACCCGGCAACAAAATACATTACAAACACGTCACCGATTGGTTCTTAGAGGTGCAGAATCAAGATGACATATATATTCCTTGGGGTGGTTACGACTCGTGGTCCGCTGAATACTGGGTGCAAGAGATGAAAAGCCACTTTGGCAAAGACTCCTGGGAGCCGGTTATTCAGGGCAAAAAAACATTGAGTGGGCCCATGAAAAACCTTGGGGCGGACTTAGAGGCGAAGCGAATCAACTACAACAACAATCCTATTTTGAAGTGGTGTTTGAGTAACACCGCTATAGAGACAGACAAGAACCTCAACATACAGCCTTGCAAGATCAACAATCATCGGCGGCGCATAGACGGACTGGCTAGTCTGCTAAACGCCTATGTAGTACTAGAACGCCACTATGAGGACTACAGCAACCTGATCTAAGGAGGAGGTGAGACCTTGGGGCTTCTTGATTGGCTCAGACCCAGAAATCGAGCTGTCACGGTATCGAGATACAAGATGATAACCGACGAAGGTGAAGGGTTTTATGCCTGGAACGGCAACCTGTATCAGTCAGACATAGTAAGGGCGGCCATACGACCTAAAGCACGAGCGATAGGCAAAGTAGTTGGCAAACACATAAGACAGACAGTAAAACCTGATGGGGCTAAGGAGTTGAAGATCAACCCGGAGCCATACATCAGGTTTCTGCTTGAGGAGCCTAACCCCTATATGACGGGGCAGATGATGCAGGAGAAACTGGCAGTGCAGCTGGAGCTCAACAACAACGCATTTGCCTATATCAACCGGGACGAGAATGGTTTACCGATGGAGATTTACCCGATAACGCCGAGCAACGTTACAGCGCTCAGGGACGGCCGGGGACAACTGTATCTGAAATTCACATTGCGTAACGGCAAAGATGTAACGTTCCGCTATACTGACATAATCCACCTGCGCAAAGACTTCAACAGTAGCGAGATTTTCGGGGAACCAACAGCGAAAGCTCTGGCACCACTGATGGAGATAGTCAACACCACCGACCAGGGTATAGTTAAAGCTATCAAAAACTCTAACATCATCAAGTGGTTGCTAAAATTTAATCAAACTTTAAGGCCAGAGGATTTGAAAAAGCAGACCAAGCAATTCGTGGAGGATTATCTAAGCATAGAAAGTGATTCCGTGGGCGCTGCCGCCACTGACGCTAAGGTAGATGCTCAGCAGGTAGAGCCTAAAGACTACGTGCCCAATGCGGTACAGATGGACAGAACCGTCCAGCGCATCTACAGCTTTTTCAACACCAATAGCAAGATAGTCCAAGGCAGCTACGACGAAGACGAATGGATCTCTTACTATGAGCAAAGCGTGGAGCCAGATGTAATCCAACTTAGCGGTGAGTATACGCGCAAACTGTTCAGCCGGCGGGAGAGGGGATTCGGTAACCGGATCACGTTTGAAAGCTCAAACTTAACGTTTGCCAGTATGCAGACCAAGCTTAATCTGGTGCAGTATGTTGACCGCGGAATTCTCAGCCCCAATGAGGTGCGTGAGATCCTGAACATGGCACCACGTGAGGGAGGGGATGAGTATGTCAGGCGCCTAGACACCAGGCCGACGACTGAATAAGGGGAGGTGAGCAAGTGGCTAAAGTCAATATCAAGGGGCCGATTGTGTCTGACAACGACGCCTGGATCTATGAATGGTTGGGCATTAAAGCGACATGCCCCAAGATAGTTAATGATGCAATCGACAAGGCTAACGGTGAAGATTTGGAGGTTATCATCAACTCCGGCGGGGGAAGCGTGTTTGCGGCATCTGAGATTTATACAGCCCTAAAATCTTATATGGGAAATGTCACTGTCAAGATTGTGGGCATGGCGGCCAGTGCCGCTAGTGTCATAGCAATGGCTGGCAAAAAAGTCATGATGACACCCACGGGACAAATGATGATCCACAACGTAACCACGTATACAGAGGGCGACTACCGGGACATGGAACACACGGCAGACATCCTTAAAACCGCCAATGACACTATTGCTAATGCCTACCGACTAAAAAGTGGCAAGACGCAAGAAGAGTTGTTGGCCTTGATGGATGATGAAACCTGGATGGACGCCAAAAAAGCCAAAGAACTAGGACTGATAGACGAGATCATGTTTGAGGATGTGCAACTAGCAGCATCTGCTGGCTATTCGGGGTTGCTGCCACCCGAAGTCATAAACACCGTGCGGAATAAGCTGCAGGGTGAGAAGGCACTAAAGGTAGCGCAGGCCAAACTCAATTATTTAAAACTGAGAGGAGAGGTTATTGATGACTAAAGAAAAATACTTAGAGCAGCGCAATGCACTGATGGCTGAGATCGAGAGCCTGATTGCAGAGGGCAAGTTGGATGAATCTAACGCCAAGATGGAAGAAGTGAAGGAACTCGACAATAAATGGGAGCAGGTTAAACTGGCAAACGCCAACCTGAACGCTCTCAAGGGCAACAAGGTAGGCATCGACCTAGAGAATAAAGGCGTAGAGCTGAAAGGAGAGGTGACCGAAGTGGAGACTGTAGCACAGACCAAAACCGTGGATCAGGCCGCCGTGTATGAGGTAGCCTGGGCAAAGACCCTGCAGGGGAAAAAGCTAGAGGACAGCGAGCAAGCGGTGTTTGACAAGATTAACGCAGAGTTCCGTAATGCCTATACGCATGACACCGGCAATACTCCGACCCTGATCCCGCAAACCGTTGTAGCCGGCATCTGGAAGCGTGCTGAGGAAATGTATCCTCTGTTGGCAGACATCAAGAAGTACAACGTACGCGGCACGCTGGTGATGAACAAGCACACATCTATTGCTGAAGGTGACGCTGCCTGGTATGACGAGGCTACCGCTACCGCCGATGAGAAGAACGTATTTGGTCAGCTCACCCTGACCGGGTGCGAGCTCGCCAAGGCGATCACCGTCACATGGAAGCTGCGCAGCATGGCAACGGAAGAGTTCATCCCGTATATCAAAAACGAATTGGGCGAGCGTGTTGGTGTTGCGCTGGGTACTGCCATTGCTCAGGGTAAGGGCAAACCCGGTGACGGTGATAGCTTTAAGCCCGAACCGCAGGGCATCGAGACTGCACTTGCTGCTGAGGCAAATACTCCGCAGGTTGTCACTTACAATCCTGCTGCTAATCCTGCTGACCCGGCAGACTACGAAAAAATCACTAGCTTAATTGCGAAGCTGCACTCGTCTTATCTGACCGGTGCTGCGTTCTATGCTAACAATGCAACGATCTGGACTGTACTGGCCAATATTGTGGATACTACCGGTCGCCCGATCTTCATTCCGGATACCACTGCCGGAGGCGTGGGTCGGATGCTGGGGTTTGTTGTTAAGGCTGATGCCGGCGTAAGCGCAAACAACGTGATTTTCGGTAACGCTAACAAGGGCTATGTGTTCAACACCAACGAGCCGATGAGTCTGGCAACTGAGGAACACGTTAAGGCTCGTACCACAGACTACGCGGCCTATACCATTGTAGATGGAGCGGTACTGGACACCAAAGCCTTTGCATTGTTAAAAAAATCCGCTTAACCGTTAGCCCTGAAACAGCCACATTCGACCTCAATGAAGAAGGTGACGGTTACGCG